AGGATGATTTTGTTGGAAAATGATAAGAAGCAGCATCTGGAGAGCTAACAACAGATTGATTATAAACAGACCATTTTATTAATAATGTATCTTTGTTTTGAAAATATGAAACAATAGGAGCAGCGTCTACTCCAGTTAAACCACTGGCAGTTTCATAAGCTTCATTTACTGTTTTTACATACCAATAATTATTAGAAATATCAGCATCATGTGACTCTACAGGTATTACATTATCTATTAAATTTACCATATTAGCTCCATCATATAAATAACATCCTGACTCATTAACCCATACAATTCCATATGGAGTTTTAGTAACAGAAGCTTGCATACTTACACCTACATTATCAAATGTATCTTCAAGAAATTCATAATCTCCTGATATATTAATAATAAATATTTTTCGTTTTTTAAATTGCAATATCTTATCTTTATAATAAGCTAATGCTGTAATCTCATCACCATCATTAATAGCAACATCAATAAAATTTGATTTTGGTAATAAATTATATTTACCTATAGGTGATTTTAACATTCTATCGCTATATATTCTTCCTTTTTGCATAATATTGCCTACATATAATTTATTATTAGCAACAACTGAAGTTTTATATCTACAAGTTAAATCAGAAGTACTAGAAGCATCTTCTTGTGATACCATTGTTTCTGATTCATAACTATTAACTTCATTAAAATTTAAAAAATTCTCTCTTCCTAATATCCAGTCAAATGCTCCAATAGATGCATTTTTTATTTTTTTAGCTTCTATTCCAGAAGTAGTTGAATGCATTTTTCCAGTTTTATGGTCAATATAAAATTGCAAATACCATATATCTGATTTTTCATCTTTCATGTAAAATTTAGTTTTTCTTATGTAAGAATTGTTAAAATGATTTTGAGATAATCTTACTGTTATTTCTGGCGCATGTCCAAGAGAAATAATTGGAATTCCATCAGGAAATTCATCTGAAGGTTCTCCTATTCCTCCTATAATATCAGATGATTCTAAAATAGCTGATTCTTCTCCAAATATATTAACAGAAGAAGATGCCATTTTAAAACTTCTTTCTCCCCAACTTAAAGAACCTTCATCTGAAGAATTATCCCAATGAAACAAAACTTTTGCATCTGTATTATTTAAATCTGATAAACTTTCTTCTTGTGATATTTCAGCTTGTTTATTAAAATAATGAATATTAATTTTATTTATTTTAAATCTAGTAAAAAAACTAGCCTCTTTTGAATCATTTGAATATTGGCTAAATGAATTAGCCTCTGATGCGTTATTTAGTATATGACTAACATTTCCATAATACTGGCCACTAGCCCAATGGTCAGAAAAATTTGTTCCACCTTCTTTTGTAGGATATTCTTTTATTTTAAATAATATTCTATCATCTCTAGTTATTTCTCCTTTATTAAATGATATAGAATCAGAAAAAGTAAGATTAAGCCTTGACCTATTAATATATTGTTCATAAGATTTATGTTCACAAATTCCATCATCTTCTGGTGTATTATAATCATCTTTACTTATATCAACTATATTTTCAGTAGTAGGAGGAGAACAGCCATTTCCATAATTTCTTTCTTCTATAATATCTATTGCTGCTGAAGTATAATTAACATTTATTTCATCTAATTCTCCATCTGAATTATTTACATCAGAAGGTTTTCCAATTTGTAATGTAAAATATGGGCCAGACAGATTAGTTGTATTTATATAATTTCCGCCTTGTCCAAGCATTTCATATTCAAATTCTATATCTATTTTAGCTATATCTCCAGCATTATCTGTTATGTTATCTATATCTTGAATTATTTCCAATGGTATTCCAACATCTTTCCATGTAGAATTTGATGTATTACCATCTACATCTCCTTCATTAACATCTTTTATACCCACTCTATGCAAATTAATATAATCAGAACTATGAGTTTCAACATTATCTCCTGGAGGTATAGGCATATCTTCATTGTTAATTGTTCCAGTTGGAAAAGTTTGAGAATCGCTTTCATATCCTCCAGCTAAAAATGGAGTCCCTTGATTTAAAATATTATCTAAATACCATTGAGAAACTTGATTACTTTCACCAACATCATATCTAGGAATCATTATTTGCTTTCCGCCAAAATCATCACTAAATATACTATCTGCATCATGTTTTGACCAGCGGCTATCAAACCAATATCTTGTAACAAACCCTTGCACATCATTTGAACCAAAAGCAGAAGCAACTTGACCAGCATTTCTTACATTTCCAGGATTAGAATTGCTATTATAGTCTCCACATAATTTTGTAAGAATATTAACAGTATTACCAAATATATTTAATTCTGTTTCTTCTATATATCTTTGATTTAACTTATCAATACAATCAATATATTGATTTAATATACCACTAGTATTAATACTTGAAATTGATAATGTCGGAGGTTCTTGAATTATTTTATCCCTTACAACCCATCCTAATTTACCTGTTCCATATGTATCTTCCTTACCTGCGTAATACATTAATTTATTATTATTAGCATTATCAAAATTACCATCAGATATTTTTAACATACCATTAATATAATTAAATACAGGTTTAGAATTTAAACCATTCCATCTTATTACATTATTAATCCAAAATGAAGATGATTCGCTATATAAAGATATATCACTATATTCAGAACTATTATTTGATAATAGTGTAATAGTATCACCTTTATCATTTGATAGCCTTATATTATCAAAATAAACTTCTTGTTCATTTTCAGCTGATAATCCTCCAAACATTGTAATAGAATTATTTGTTCTAAAACTATATTGACCAGCATGTAATCTTAATACCCAAGTTGAAACAGATGTATAATTTTCTGGAACTTTAAATTTAATAGAATATTTTGAAAAACTTGTAATATCATCTGAAAAAGGACTACCTGATATATTTACAGGAGAATTATTATTCATTGTAAGTAAATCATTATGTGCTTTATAAACCGTTATACCTGTTAATCTAATAGAATCATGCAGAGACATTGTTTTGGCAAAAGCTATACGAATAGAACAAGTGGTTGTTGAAGTATTTAAAGGCGCATTACCTACTTTAAATGGAATATAATTTATTTTATTTAATTGTTGTCCACCATATTTGAAATTAACTACAGTATTATTATTATTACTATCTGTTGTATTTCTTGTTATACCTAAATTTTCAGGCTCTATTAACCATCGGGAATTTGTATTATCATATACACCATATGTTATTCCTCCTTGTCCTCTATATGCATCATATAAAAAATTTAAATGATACAGTGTGTTTTCATCTAAAGTTAAATCTTGATATATATATGCATCCCAACTATTATTTAAAGGGTTTACTACGCTTCCACCAGTTCTTGATAAAAGTAGTGTTCCATCATGTTCATCATATCTTGCTCCTCCTGCTGAAGCTTTTATTGCACTTGCGTTAGAACCAACAGTCCAATTTGAATTAGATGCACCAGAAACTGCAGAGCCAGAAAATGCTGTAAAATCACCATTAGATATGTAATTATTGTCATAATTTGTTATATATGCTGATGTTGAAGCATTGCCAACAATTCCAGATTTCCATGAACTTGTATTTGTATCTTCAGAAGCCGATAAAGATAAACCAGTAATATTTATTGCTCCAACAACTACAGTGGCTGTTCTTCCGCTTCCTGCAGGGTCTCTAAATGTTAATTTATCTGAAGCAGCATAACCTTCTCCTCTTTTTACAAAATGAAATGTACATGTTCCTCCGTCATCAGATGTAGTTACAATATTAAAAGTAGCATTTTTCCCTTCACCGTCTGTTTTAACTGCAGGAATATTATTATAAGTTTGTCCAGCAGTCCAAGTAGCTGAAACTCCTCCAGCATTAACATTAACAGAAGTAGCACTAAGAGATTTTATACTTCCTTTAGTATCTGCAACATCAGTAGAATATAATTGAACCCATGGTACCTTATCACCATAAGATGTACCTGAAGCATCTTGACTTCCTTTAGATACTAAATTATACCATCTATTTTTTGCCGCACATTCAAAAGACAATTTGTATTCTGTACCTGGATTTAAATTTAAATTTGAGCCATATTCTATATATCCTAAATTAGAAGATTGTTCATCACTAACGCTTGATTTTCTAGAAAATATATAAAAATCATCAGAATGTTCTTTAGGAATAGCCGATAACATATGTTCATTAAATCCATTTGTTATACAATCTTTTTTTGCTACAGCATCTTTTCCTGCCCAATTTGATGTATCCATTTTCCAATTATATATAATATATTTAGATGGATTGCTATCGTCTTTATCATTTAATGCCGTAGCAAAAGCTTCGCAAGTTATAGTTCTCGAACTTCCAACATAATCAGTAATTTTTCTACTTTCCCCTATACCTTCTCCTGAATATATAAAAATTATTAAATTATTATATGCATCATTAGATGAAGATGTTCCAGGTTTATCCTCAAGAGTAAAAGAAGTAGTAGATGAATATGTTGCAATAGTTCCAGTTGCTATACCTACATTAAAATTACTTTCAATTTGAGACAAACTATAATCTACTGAAAATTGAAATAAACCAAAGCCTGGTTCAAAATTTGCATTATCATGATATTCAGTCTTAATACCATTTTCCAGACTAAATGCTCCACCAACTCGAAGAATACCATTTTTAGTTACAACAGCATTCCAATTTTGAACAAATTGAGTATCGTCAATATCTCTTGGGGTAGAATACGCATTTAAACCTCCAGAAAAGTTAGTAAGTTGCAAAACTTGTTTAGGCACTATTTTCCTTTCATTTTGTCAAATATAGGTTTAACTATCATGTCAAAAATAACATCATCTTTTTTTGACGGACTAAGTTTAATTGCTTTTTCAACAACATATAAAGCTAATAAAACCCATTCCCAGTTTGCTAATAACATTTGCATGTTTATTCTCCTTGTTTAATTAAAATCTTGGTTTTTTAATTTTTTTAAACTTCTTTTTAATCGAATCTGAATTATTTGCAACATCTTTTAATATAGCCATATCTTTTTCTAATTCTTCGATATACTTACCATATTTATTTACAGTTTTATTTAAAGCTTTTACTTGTTTATCAAGTTCATTTGGTTGTTCTACATACTCTTGTATTTTATCCAAATTAAATTGTTTCATAAGCTGTTTCATTACTAAATCTAAAACTTTTTTTATTATCATTCCTTGTATCATATTACTCCTTATGCAACATCATCTATTATTGCTGCGACTATACATTGAACATTGCCACCACCAACTGTTTGGTCTGGGTCTGCAGATATTGCATGCAAATCTCCTACTGTAGTGTTTGGCATTTTTCCAAACCATGAATGTCCAGAACTTATTTCAATAGCATTTGTTGAACCATGAGCTACAGTTGAACCATCTTGAACCAACATAACACTTTCATCTGTTGAAGTGCTTCCATCTGTTGTTCCTGTATTTTTTATAAATAAAAACTTTACTTTATCTGATGTTGTTATATCTGCATTTGCTGTGCCTGTTGCAACACCTGCACTATTTGCTAAAAATTTTCCTGTAATTAAATCAGCACCACCTGTATTATGAGGAATATTAACAATACCGTAAAACCATTTATCGTTTGCATCTGCAGGAGTATATGAGAATGTCAAATCTTTTAATGTTGCTTGTATTTCATCAGGCAATATTACTGCTTTAATTGTCATTGTTGCATCATCAGCCATCTATTTCTCCTTTATAAAGTTCCATTCCATTTTAAATATATTATACCAGCGATAAACACTACGCAAAAACCCATTCCAAACACTGTCGCTGATAACATTTAAAATCTCCAATTAATTCCTGTGCTTATATTATATTCTTGTTTGCCGTAATAACTTTGGTAAATACCCTCAATAAACACCCCAATATGCTCGTTTAAGTTAGTGCCAACCAGCATTCCAACGTCATATTGTATGTCATCTCCATTATATGCTTTATCTGTCAAACCAACAGAGTATGGAAATGCATTAACCCATATATGAGAATAATAATTGTCATTCCCAAGTAAAATATCCAAGCCTACAACTATAGAGGCTTCAGATTGCCATTCTTTTTCTTCGTTATCTTCATTGTACATTTCAACAAGATGTGGATAATGATATTGATAAAATTCCTCATCGCTACCTGCTACATAATTACCTTCTGGGTCTTCCCAATAATAATTAACACCTTCATAAAAATAAATCCAATATCCTTCTTCTGTAACAGGGTCTGTCTCAATCCACAAATAATAATCATCAATAATTCCATTTTCATTTAAATCATTTAACGGAACTTCAAAATCTTCATATCCATAATCCCAGGCTAACTCAAACCAAACACCATTATAATCCCATATAGCAGGATGTCCATATACAGGATGACCTTTAACAGAACCACCAAGTGTTATATTGACTTTATTTAAATTTAACCTAAATCTTGCATCGTAATCAAAAAACTGCAAATCACGACTTTCTTTATTAATATACTTAAATTTTGTAACAAATGCGTTATTTGACCATTTAATCCAATGTTCTTGGTCTAGGTAGGCATAACCCCTATTTCTAACAGAACTTGCTGAAAAAAGGTATTCTACGCCATTTACAGCACCAATAATAGCTTTATCACTTAATGA